CAATCCCCCAGATGATGGAATGCGCATCCTCTCTTCCATTCCGCCAGTGCCATCAGGTGATGTACCAAATTTAATTCTGCCCGGCATATCACCATTGCCCGGAGTGCCGTCAACTTGACACTCTATAAAAGCACAGTCTACAAATTCATCACCATCGTCACCTCGCATAATAATTGTACCTAAAGCATCGCCATCAACTACAACAGTGTGTGATCCGGGACTGGTGTTTCTTGAAACATTAAACTCAAATAGTGGGCCAGCCGAAGATGCTGGGCCATACGCAGATATAGACATTCCACCACGGTCAGTGCCACCACCAGTTGTTACGCAAAATGGTTGTCCAACTCTTGCATCAAAAGACTGCGTACCAATACTAACAACATCATTTCCTGCGTCTACAAACAGCATGTTCGCATTGCCATCTGATTCAACCCGGAAGTCTATGTCTTGGGTATCTTCGTTTATACAAAATTCAGCCACACCCTGTGAGCTTATACCATAGGTAAAATAATTTTTTTCTGTGCCAGCGGTTAAAACTCTATTAAATATTTGCGCACTTTCTGAGCCGTTACCTACTGCCCTTGCTACCCCAAAAGTTCTTGCATAAAGATGTTTGGCCCCTGCATCATTTTCACCAAAAAAACTTATCTCTGCTAAAGTATCACTAGCAGCAGGATTAGCAGAGTTACGATATAGTTCTAAGCGAGGGCCAAAATCGTCGTCAGTATCAGTGGAGATAAGAGTAAGCTGTGTTGTATTGTCAGCAGTGCTTATTGTTGAGCCATCATTACTAGCAAACCCACCATTAAAAACAGTCGCAGCAGTAGTGGTCAGGACGCCTGTTACTAGGGCAGCACTGTTAACAGAAAGCCCAGCCGCACCGCCAAGAATAAGGTCATCTGCACTTGCATCCCAAAGCATAAAAGCTGACGCAGTATCGCCAAAGAACTTAACGTCATAGCCTGTGTCGTTAACACCTACGCTTACAGTATTGTCAATTTGTACAGCGCCATCAATGTCAACAGCATCAAGGTTTGCCGTGCCGTCTACGTCTAAGTTACCTGAGACATTTAGGTCTACCACAGACAAAGAGGCGAAGGCATCGACCACTTTAGCGCCAGAGCCAGCGCCGTCTAAATAGACAGCCTTAGAATCACCGGGTGGAATAGTAATCGTTGCGCCAGAACCTTGCTTGATAATGATATTTTGAGAACCTGATGTTCCGTTTTCAATAAAGCAAAATTTATTAACAGTGTTAGGAGCAATAGTAATTGTACAAGCAGAGTCGAGCGTACCTGTATATTCGACGTATAAAGCTCTAACTGGGTCTGTAGCGCCATCAGCTATTGTTGATGTGTGCGTGTTAGCGTTGGTCGTGATGCCCTCTGTGCCGTAGCCTAGAGCCTCTCCAATTAATTCAAGGTTTGTGTTGGTTATTGTACCCCATGAGCCTGACGCATCGCCAGTTGCCATCTCATTGAGGCGGAGGTCATTTACATAAGTACTAGCCATATTAATCTATCCTTACTATTGCGTTGGAGGCGGTGTTTGCAGGAAATACAATTTTAAATGTACCACCAGCAACTGTAAAGTCACCACCAAAATCTAAGATTGCGATTGCGCCTCGTGCGTTTGACGATGCATCGCCAAGTGTCTTATTATAAATCAATGCGCCTCGCGCAGTGAATGTCGCTGATGTCCACGCAGGATCGGCGCTATCAAAACAACCAGACGTGCCGTTTTCAATGACTGTCTTACTTGCCAGAGCTTCTCCACCAGTAGTGTATCCATTGCCGTTGGCGACTTCATTAGATGTTATGTATCCATCTGTGGTAGCATTTAGTGTTGCGGAACTTGTGTAGAGTGCAATCATTATTGTATCGCTGTCTAAGTGCTGATCACCCAGCAGGACATCTTTTTTAAATAGTGTACTCATCGCTTGTGTAATAGCCATTATAAACCTCCATTATATTCTGCCGCGTAATCGCGTTGCATCTCTTGTACAAATAATTGCAGTGCTTCGTCAAATTGTGTTTTATAAAGCGCCAATGTCTCTCCAGCTTTGAGAAATGCTGATGCCTCATATAGACACGCCGATAGTAACACATTTTCGGCATTGTCGCCAACCCATGTGTTTGCGTTGCTTGAACTTAATCCTGCCTCTGGTGCAATAAAGTCAACTTGGTATGGATCAGTCGAATTTGGTGTTGGGGCAATTGTTATTGTAGTGCCTGCCGTATTTGCTGATTTTGTGCTGTAAAATTCTGGTGTACTTTGCAAAGTAGCGTTAGGCCAGTAATCACGCAGATATGAATCTACCCTGTGGTTAAGGTATGAAGAAACATTTGAGCTTATTACCGATACCTGCCTAATCATCCTCGCTGATGCCACTACATAGTCAGTAGTTCCAGCAACAAGATTGGCTGTTGTGCTTTGCCTAAAGCAAGGTAAATTTGGCAGGCGCTGAAAGATAATATCTTCCGCCTGCGCTATTATCTGATCTACAGAAGCTGTAAGTTCTGCTGAGTCATCTTCCAAAAAGTTTTGGATGTTTGCAACTAAAGTAGTGTAATTCATTTATTCACCCCATCCATTTATTCCCCAACCTTCTTGGCCCCAGCCAAGAACTTGGACATTTTCTGTGCCAACTGCGCCTGTGCCAGCCACGCCAGCTTCATTAATTGATAAGTCTAGAGCCTCTACGCCAACAGCACCTGTGCCAGACAATCCAGATACACCCTTAATTCCAATAACTGTGGCGGCTCCAACTGCACCTGTACCAGCAACACCAGCTTCTGCTAATGTTAGCTCTAGTAATTCATTGCCAGTTGCACCTGTACCAGCATCCCCAGTTGCTTCTGGGCCAGACACAATAAGTACGTTACCAGTATTACCATTAGCTGGAACGCCCACTGGAGGGCGAAGCCGTGGATCAATTGTCCAGTCCTGCGTAAAGCCAATATATATTGCAACATTCTCAGGATCGTTATCTGGTCTAGCATTAAATAAGGCAGTCGCGTCTACAACATTTTTAGCAGGAGTAAGTTGTGGATGTTTTGGCTCGTAGTCTTCAGGTGAAACACGCAAGCCATCCCAAGTCGTCTTCAATTTGGTATATCTTACCCGAAGACCACTTATATCGCTTATTGCGTAGGATTTTTTTCCTCTTGCGTATTTTGCCATTAATATAAATTCAGCACGGTAGGCTGAATCCTCAGACTTACGCCATCATTATCAGCAGATGACGCAAAGTTAAATGAACGCTCATACATTTCATTTAGTATTGTGAATTTATCATTTGCAAATTTTAGTGACAGCTTACTTGCCAGACCAGCGCAGATACAGTCGTTCCACCGATATGGAATGTCTGCGTCTTGATTTGATGCCGTGACATCCTCTAGCTGGTTTATAGCCCAATAGACTATGCTGTACGTTGATCTGTCTGGTATCTGCCAAAGGTAAAGAATTGGAGTGGCTTGCTTGTCCAACATATACTGGCTTGGCTTACCACTAGAAGTTTTATTTGGCAGTTGGTTGTAGTCAGCAATCGACACACGATTAATAATCTGGTCAGACGTATCTGATCCAGAGCTGTCGCGGATTACCGCGTCTAAAATATCAATCGTGCCAGCAGGTAGTGGGTAGGGCGCTGTCTGCCCATTCACCAATGTCAGAGTATTCTGAGATAAAGTCCAGTAATTAATACCTCTGTTAGCCCACTCAGAGAAGAGAAGATTAAGACTGCGCCGTGCAGATACAGCCCTATCGCCTGTTTGAACTTGTGGATCTACTCCGCAACGCTCAAACGCCTCAGTGATAATCTCTTCGATATCTGGCTTAAACGCTACGGTTCCTGAAGTTGCCATTTATTTCCCCTATGCGAAAAACACGTTCATTAATACAACTGTAGCAACTGTATATTTTACAGATAAGCCATTCTTAAAAAGCATACCCTCATCTGGAATAGTGTTGTCCACAGTTGAATTGTCTGTGCCAATAGTCTGAGCTTTAAATATGATAGTGCCGCTGTCTGGCGTACCATTAAAGAAATCAACTAACCCTGCCGTTCCAGCGGAGACAATTGAATAGCCTTTTAGTCGAGTTCGTCCACCACCAGCTACTGCACTAGCACAAAGCGAACCAGATCCAACTGTAATGTTTCCTGCGTATTGAGCAGAACATTCTACTGCACTAACTGTTACAAATAACTTAGCACCTGCTACTGCTTCAGCAGAACCAGTTGAAGTTATTACTTCAGTGATAGCATTTCCGAAAACATCTGTGCCAGTAATAGTACACGTCTTATTGTTGTCGCCAGTCCCTGCCGTAGTTACAGTTACGTTTCTAGCGCCGCCACCTAAGAAGGTAGTTGCCGCCATCGTTGCTGATGTATTTGGCCTAGCCGCTGTAACCAACCGATCTGGATCGGCGGCATTTTCGTCTGTTATAAAGCCAACTTGTACGTCTGTTTGTATGCCCATATTAATCTCCTACAAGATAATAAGCTGGGAGCCAAAGCTCCCAACTAAATTAATTACGCAATTTGCACATACTCGATGATGAACGTAAACGAACCAGCAGTTGTAGCATTAACAGTGTTAGTAATGTTACAGAAGATGTTTCGCGCCGCAGAAGCATACTGAACGGATGCAGGAGCAGTTGTGGCATCTTGAGTCTGAACAACTAATTCAGTCAAAGTTACGTTACCTAGAACAACTGTTGTACCAGCGTCTAAGATTTCGTCAGCCTGAGTAGCTACAATCTGTGAACCAGAAGAAGATGTACCTACTTCATAACCAATGTCACCACTTCCTGTTACAGGTGCAGTTACACAAAAGATTTTAATGTCAGTAATAATTGTATTAGCTGGCTGTGCAAATATGCCAATAGTTGGCGAGTCACCAGCAGTTGAGTTTACTGTTACGCCTGTGGCAAAGCCAACGTGCTTAACAAATTTATCGGTAATAATACCAGTGGATGCAATTGTTGCAATGTCTGTGTAAGCGCCAGTAGTTGCATTTTTTGATACTACTTGAAAGCCGCCTTCTGAGCGTACTGGCCCAGTAAAAGTTGTATTAGCCATGTGATTTCTCCTGTCGTGGCAAATGTCAGACGCGGAATGCGGCTGTCAGGGATACTCACACGATACAACAAGTTAGATTAAAAAGAAAGAGGCGATCCGAAGACCGCCTTTGATTTTGTTAATACCAATCTTTGCCATTTACTTTTACTTTGGTAGGTCGTTGAATGATAGTCTGCTTTACACCTTCGCGAACGCCATGATCTTTGACTTTAGCCATGCACTCAACTGCATTGCCTTTTTCCCAGCAGTTAGATCCTTTGTAGATTACAACATTGTCGTCAGCATCGCGGCAGATGTTGATGTAGCTTGTACCCCAGTTTCCGCCATCCAACTCGACAACGTGCTTGACTGTGAGAGTGAAAGCCTGACGATCTCCCACTGTGCCGACAAACTCACACTTGCCATCTCTAGTAGCCCACTCAGCCTTTTGAGCCGCACGCTTGTCAATCATCTTGACCATAGCGTTACGCATATTTTCAGTTGGCTTACCAAACTTATCAACACCTCTTTTAACGGCTGATAAAAAACCTGTACCATTTGAATCTTCAAATTGAACAAAATCAATAATTTCTTGAGCGCGATCATCAGTAGCAATCCAATTTTTGCGCTTAGTGTTAGCAGAGTTAGCCATTTTATAAGAGTGAATACTGCTGTAATAGTTTGCTTCACCGGGATGATTATCTACATATGCCATTTTATAATTCCTTTATTTTCTCTCTATATACTATATATAGTATATAATGATACAAAGGTCAAGTGATATGAAAATTAGTGTTTAAATAACCTATAGCTGTGTTTTGTGTACCTGTAGTATTTACAAAAAGAAAAGGGCGATCCGAAGACCGCCCCAATCAAACCAACTAAGGAATTAGTTTTTAGCTTATGCCGCGCCTTCAGATCCGAAGATGCCACGCCAGTCAGTAAATCCGAATGAATAACGCTCACGCACTTTATAGCGCACGTTACCAGTTTCGAAATCACCTTCCATGCCCTTTTTCATAGGCGAACGTTGGAACATTTTCAGTCCGTCAGGTACATCTGTCTGAACAAAGAATTGATCAGCATCTGTCAAGCGGCGCATCACATGATAGCCTTTTGGCAAATAGCCACCACTCTTAATAGCGTTGATATCGTTATCAGCAGTTCCAGTGCGGAGCTGTGATTCTAATAAACGCTCTGCAACAAAAGTGTAAGCAGTTGGAATAATCAACTGTGTACCCTGTGCCGCAACCCGAAGACCACGCTCGTCTTTCATATCCGAAATCTGGATAAGAATTGACTCTAGTGATGTTTCAGACAAGTCAGCCGCAGTAGCTAACGTGTTAGACTGGTTACCATTCTGTGTTGAGTGCGTTGTACTCAAAAGAGTTGTACCATCGCCACCATTAACAGAAGTTGCGTTATTTAAGACGTTGGCGGCTTTGATCTCTTTAGTAGAGGACATAGACCGTGCAAGTGCCTTAGTATAACGAGAAGCGATTGAGCCATACTGACCATCTTCTTCAGCTTCCTCAGTAATTGAGAACGCTAATGCAATCGTTTCGTGTTGGTAACGTGAAGTCCACTGCTGACCAGCGTCATCATAAGATACCGCTGAACCTTCAGTTTTTGTTGGAGCAGAACCGAAACCAGATAAAAGTACATCTTCTTCAAACGCTTTTTGTGAAGTGTTTGATGCAAAGACTGCTTCGTATTCGGCTGGGTAGCTGTCATATTCGAGGCCAAACAAGGTGTTTAGACCCGGCTCAAGCATTTTAGCAAAACTTGCTCTATTCATAGCCATGATTTAAATCCTTTCTTTAGATACCAGCGATGTTTGTACCAAGAAGGTGTTCATTAATAGTAACCTCCATGATCGCGTTCGCACCAAACGCATTGTCAGGTGCATCGTAAAGTGAAAGAATCTTACAGGAAGCAATTCCTGCCGCCATTGTTCCACTTAGTTCAAAACCAGATTGACCATTCAAGGTCGAACCTGCGCCAGCCACAACATCACAGCAATTTGCAATATTTGTTTGGGCAGGTGATCCAGCAGATTGTGCTTTAAACACTGTGTATGGACAGTCGTATATAAATGCTACGATATCTGTCGCCACAGTACCTGTGGGCCAATATTCACTGAATACAAATGATCCATCTGCGGCGGTAAATGATACTCCGTTAAAAACACCAATATTGTTTGCTTCCCCTGCTGTGTGCGGAGTAACAACACCACCAGATGTGATTATGCAAAGGTCACCTTTAAAGATGTTTTCTGCAAGACCAGACGTGATAGTATATTGGTTTGTACGAGGTGCATTACCGCTCATGTGACGAATTGGGACGAACCCGAATGCGGCGTCTACATTTGCCATTTTTTCGCTCCTATAGCGTTAAAGTTAATCGCTCATGGCAGATAATGATCTGCCGCGACTTGTTTCAGACTTCCGTTCTTGATAGATCGGTTGTCCAGTACGCCGTCCTAACGCATCGAGGTCACCTGCAACGGATTCGTTTTGCTCACCATTCTTTGACGAATAGTATTTCTTCATTGATTGATGCCGTTCTTCTGGCATTTCACAGAGCAACATTCCTTCGATGCCTACGCAACCTTCCCACTGTCCGTGATTAATAGTCGGAAACAACTTACTCTTCACAGTTTCAGCTTTGCGTGCTACCCATCCTTCGCGCATACGTTTGTATACATTATCTGGTGTATCTTTCCCTTGAATCGAGGTCGCTACCCACCTTTGGACGAAACCGGGACGTGCTTCGGGTGCATCCAAAAGTGCTGGGGGTTTCCATGCCGTTTCACGACGAGATTCCTCGTCACGCACAGAGTCGCGAGTTTCATTCGCACGAACATTTCTTGTCTCAGTCATTAGTTAGCTCCTTTTTGACGACGAATTTCAGCTTCATATTGTTTCAGCCCTTTTTCATCATTTATACCAAGTTCTCTAGCCATCTTGAGTTGTTCTTGCGACATTCTAACTCTATTGCCCTTGTAATTTGACGAACCGCCTGTAGTGGGGGCGACTGGTGATCTACTTTTTGTTCGTGGTTTACTTGGACTTGATCCAGAAGATAACTCAGGAAATACTTTTTGTAAACGATTGTTTAGCAATCCATAATATTCATCAGAATTTTTGTCGTGTCCTTCTAAGTCAAGTTGGACATCAATTGCTCTAGCCGCCGCTGTCTCACGCTCAAAGCCTGCGGCATTGAACCAGTTGTTTTGTTGCCACCAAGACATAGCCTTTTGTGGCGCTGGGTTTTGTACAGCTTGCTGTGCGCGACCCACTGTAGGGGATACCGCTCGTTGCTGTCGCTGTTGATTTTGCATTTCTGCAATACGCATAGCCGCTCTCATATCAGCCATTTGCTCTTGGAAGTTTACTTGTGCTTCAGTGTCACCCTCCTCCACAGCCTTTGTCAAAGCCTGCTTAGTTTGCGCGTAGCGATCATTAAAGTTCTGCTCTGCATTTTGCTGAGAGCCTTGCTCCAGTCGCTCAAGACGTTTCGTGAGCTGTGAATTTTGCTCTTGAATTTCTCTAGCTTGTATTTCAGCTTCCCTACGTTGCGTCACTAGCTTCTGGATGCGCTTCTGCACCTTTGGCCCATAATCGTCAGCTTGCTCTTCAGAAACATCTTTCGCTTCTTCTTGCGCTTCTTGAACAGGATCATCTACAACTTCAATTTCGAAGTCATCTGAATTTCCTTGCGCCTTTGCAATTTCTTCTTCGATTTCTTTCATTACGTTACTTTCTACCATTTGGTTCACCCCACATATGCGGCGACTTCAACACCCTCTGGCAAGATCGATGTTATTTCATCATCGTTCAGCAGAAGGAATTTAACGCCTTTTACAACAAGTTTCTGACCAGCATATTTTCC